TGAACCCATATATCCTACCATCACAGCAAATGCAAGATTTAGGCGGATTGCAGCCCGTATTCCAAAACTTTGGTCAGCAACAAGCTAATCAACAAGCGGCACTTGCACAGCAAAACCAGTTAATAAACCAAGCTGGTCAAAGTCAAGGTGGCGGCATGAATCCTATGGCTTTAGCCCAAATGTTGCGTAACAAAGACCCACAAAGTTTAGGAAGCAAAATGGGTGTTTACGCTAAATCTATTCCAGCAATCATGCAGTATGGCTCTGAAAATGTGTACGGTGGATTTGGTCAAGGTAAAGTGCCAACAACGACTACAGGAATGGATTAATCATGGCTGATATTGGCACACTAAACCCCGAACAGATGTTGCAACAGCAGCAAATTTTACGCCAGCAAAAGATGGCTGAAATGTTGATGCAACAAGGTATGCAACAACCCCAAGGTCAGATGATTAGTGGTCGTTATGTTGCCCCTAGCATATTCCAAAACCTTGCTGGTTTAGCCAATCAATATGTTGGTCAAAGAGGTATTGAAAAAGCAGAACAAGCGCAAATAGATTTAGCTAAAGCTATTCGTCAAGGTGACATAGCAGCAACGGCTGATTTTATGTCTACAAAACAAGGTAGACCTGCTGAAATGTTTGCTGCACAAGCTGGGCCAATGCCTGATGGTGGCAATATTCCAATACAAGAAACTAGAGCCGCTGTAGCACCTAATCCACAAGCCGCTTACGCTAACCTTGCTAGAGATCCAAGAGCATCTGCAAGATTGCAAAACATTGGCCTAAATAAAATGTTTGCTGACCCTGAATCGTTTACCTTGAATGAGGGTGCAATTCGCTTTGAAAAACAGGCTGACGGCACTACCAAACAAGTTGCTGCTGGCGGTCAAAAGCCCCGTGCGCCATTGCAAATAGATACAGGTACTGCTATTGAACTGCGTGATCCTAACAACCCAACAGTAGTATTGCAGCGTATTCCTAAGTCCATAAGCCCTGCTGATGCTGCTAGGATGCAATTCGAAGGTATAACTGGTGGTGGTATGCCTATGGGCAATGCTTCTTCTGCTGGCGGTATGCCAATGGGTAACGTACCTGTTGTTCCAATGGGTAATGCACCTGCACAACAAATGAACAACGCAGTAGCACCTAGCTCACAATCGCAATATCAATACAATTCAGCTTTATCGCCAAAAGAAAACCAAGCAAGAGCAGCTAAATTTATTGCGGATGCTGATAAAAATCTTAAAAACGCTCAAGAATCGTTTAATGTTATTAAAGATGCAGCCGATTTATTTAATACTGGACAACCAACATCAGGTGGTTTAAAGAATATTAGAACTGGTGTTGCTGAGTTTTTTGATATTCCTACGCAAGCTGCTGATGCTGATGCAAGATTAGAAATTTTAGGTCAAAAACTTGTTCAACAAGTGCCACGCTTTGAAGGCCCACAATCTGATAAAGATGTGGCTTCTTATAAAGCTGCTGCTGGTGATTTAGGCAATGCAAGCAAGACAATTACAAGCCGTATGTCTGCTCTTAACACATTAATTGATTTAAATAAAAAGTATTACCCACAAGGCAATTGGGATAGTATTGATTTGGCTGGGCCTGTTACTACTAGACAAACATTCTTAAAAGGTCAACAAAAAATTGACCCTGCAACCTTTTCACAGGGTCTAAACGCCCAAGATAAAGAAGCGTTTAACTGGGCTAGAAAAAACCCTACAGACCCAAGAGCCGCACAAATTAACCAGCGTTTAGGGATTAGATAATGGCTTTCGATCCTGATTTGTACTTAAAAGAACAAGTAGCTAAAGGCAATGCTTCTGCTGCAAAAGCAGGGTTTAACCCTGATGTTTATTTAAAAACAAATCGTGGTGGCAACATCATTACCAGCGATGTTCCCACGCTAGTTGGTGAAGTACCAAATCCACTAGTAGTTCAAGAGCCACCCCGTACTATGATGGATCGAGTAAGGGCTATATACGAAGTTCCTGCAACTATGCTGTCAGGTGCAGCATTAACTGTACCAAGCGCAATATCTGCATTAGTTACAAAAGAACCCCCAATGGCTATGGCAGAACGCAATATGTTTCAGCCTACCAGCCCTGTAAGCCAAGATGTATTGCAAGGCATTGGTAGTGCGTTTGAAGCATCTAAATTACCCCCTGTTATGCCTAATTTGGGAATGCTTCCAAGTTATGCTAGATCAGTAGGTGGTGCGCCTACGCAAGTACGCCAAGCTGCACAAACAGTACAAGAAACTGGCCCACGCATTGCACAAGCCCTAAGACAAGTTGCACCATCCCCTGCCCCTGTTTCTACTATGTCAGGCGTTGGCGCAGCAGAAGTGCCTGACTACCAAGTAAGAATGGCTAGGGCTTTAAATTTGCCAGTACCAATTAAGTTAAGTAAAGGTGAAGCTACTAAAGATTTTGGTCAACAAGCGTTTGAAATTGAAACTGCTAAAAACTTCCCCGATACTGTTGGTAAAGCATTGATTGAAGGTAAAGCTGATAGAAATGATGCTATTTTGAAAAACTTTGATGCTTTTGTAGATGCAAATGACAAAGAGTTTTTTTCATTGCGTAAAGTTGGTAAAGTCGTTGATGATGCCCTTACAAAAAGCTATGACAAAGATGCTGGTTTGGTTAGAGCAGCTTACGAAAAAGCACGGGCTGAAGGTGCAATGCAAGACCCCATTGATTATTCACCGCTTACAGCTTACATTCAAAAACAAGCCCCTACAGTCAGAGCAAAATTATCTCCAATACTTGATGTAGTTGACGAAGAAATTGCTAGAAATGACTTAGCCAAAACTGGTGCTATGCCAATTAACGCATTAGAAGATATTTACAGAGTAATTAACGAAAATTACGATTTTAACGCCCCAAAACATTTTATTGAAATGAAAAACATTATCAATCAAATGACAGAAAATAAAGGTGGCGAGGCTTATACAGTAGCTAAAAAACTTAGACAAAAACTTGCCAATAAATATGAAAATTCAAGTTATGTTGATAAGTTACTTAGCACTAAAAAAGGTTACAGTAAAGACCGCATGGTTCACTTAGAAGATGTTTTTAAACATAGCATATTAGATGGCGGTTTAGACGATGTTAAAGCTGTTGGCTATGTATTAAAAACAAGTGGCCCTGAAGGGTTAAAGGCTTTAAATGAATTAAAAGGCCAAACCATTCAATACATTAAAGATGAGGTTACTAAATCTACTAAAACTGATGTTAAAGGTAATCCTATCGTATCTCCAGCTAGATTTAAAGCTATTGTTAAAGAATTGGATGATGACGAAAAATTAAATTATTTGTTTGGTAAACAAAATGCTCAAAAAATTAGAGATTTATTAGAAACTACTTTAGATATTCACACTAATGTTGATGGATCAGCAAACTATTCAAATAGCAGTAGTGCCATTATTCGTGGCTTAGATTTGCTTGGTAAATTCCCTATACCTAAAGTGTTAGGTGCAAAAACTGCTGCTGAAATGGCAAAAAGTAGAGAATTAAAGAAAAAAGTTGAAGAATCGTTAAACTATACGCCTGAAAGTATGGCAGACGCATTGAGGAAAACAAAATGAGTAGAAACGGATCAGGTACATACACCTTACCTGCTGGTAATCCAGTAGTAACTAGCACAACTATATCTAGTACATGGGCTAATAACACCATGACTGACTTGGCAACTGCCCTTACAGGATCATTAGCTTCTGATGGACAAACTACGGCTACTGGCAACCTTAAAATGGGTAATAACCGCATTACTGGGTTAGCCGATGGAATAGCTTCTACTGATGCTGCAACTAAAAGCCAAGTAGATACAGCTATTGCTGGTCTTGGCACTATGTCTACTCAAAACGCCAATAATGTGGCAATTACGGGTGGAACTGTTGCTGGAACAACAATAAATAATTCATCCGTAGGCGCAACTACCGCTTCTACTGGTGCTTTTACTAACTTCACGGCTAGTGGTACAGCTTCATTTACTAGCACAGGCGCAGTTAAAGTTCCCGTAGGAACAACTGGGCAACAGCCTAGCCCCGTAACAGGAATGATTCGTTTTAACAGCACTACTAGCTTATATGAAGGTTATGGTACAAGTGCTTGGGGTGCATTAGGTGGTGGCGCAACAGGTGGTGGTAGCGACCAAATTTTTAATTTAAACGGTCAAAATGTAACTACAAGCTACTCAATCCCTAGCGGTAAAAACGCTTCAAGTGCAGGGCCTATCACTATTGATACAGGTGCTACAGTAACAATTCCAACTGGTTCAGTTTGGGTAATCGTTTAACACCCTAAAGGGTACAAGGGAAAATATTATGGCTGGCGCACTTACAATCTCGACATTAAATGACAGTAGCGGAGTTCTTGCAACACAGAACGGCATGACTGGTATTGCTAAAGCATGGGTAAACTTTGACGGAACAGGAACACCTGCTATTCGTGCATCAATGAATGTAAGTTCTATTACCGACAATGGCACAGGTAACTACACAGTAAACTTTACAACGGCTATGCCTAATACTAATTATTCAACTGTAGGTACTTGTGCTTTAAGCAATGCTATTGTTGCTGGAAATACAGAAAGAGGTTTTACTCCACAAGACTACAACACAACATCAATTAGGTATGTTGTTACCGATGGTGCTTCAGGCGTAGACCCTTTGTATTGTAATGTTGTAGTCTTTAGTTCATAAGGATAAATCATGGCTGGCACACTCGTAATAACAACCCTTTCAGACGGCACTAATAGCACTTCTGCAACAAACTGTATTCAAGGCTCTGCAAAGGCTTGGGTAAACTTTAACGGTATTGGAACAGTCGCTATTAGGGCTTCTTACAATGTATCGTCTATTACCGACAATGGAACTGGTGATTACACAGTTAATCTTACTAACGCTTTAGCTGATGCAGATTATAGTGTTGTCGGTAGTTGCTCTTATCGTTCAGGAAACTATAATTCGCTTCATTTATTTACAGATGGGAGCGGCACTATTGTTGCTCCAACTTCTTCTGCGTTTCGTATTCAGCTATCAACTATTACATTAGGTAGTGGTGATTCTCAGTATGTATGCGTTTCAGTATTCCGTTAATCAAAAGGACAGACAAAATGACACAAGTTATTATTCATGCAAACGAAAATGGTGGAGTTTCTACCACTATCCCCACAGGTGAAATTAGCATTGAAGCTGTACTTGCTAAAGACTGCCCAGCAGGTGCAATCATTGTTGATAGTTCTGCACTTCCAACCGCTAATGACTTCTATGATGCATGGGAACTAGCTGACGGAGTAGTTACTGTTAGCTTTCCTAAAGCTGTAGAACTGACTAAGAAGCGTTTACGAGCAGAGCGTACTCCACTTCTAGCCGCACAAGATGTAGCGTTTCAGCGTGCATTAGAATCAGGTGCAGACACTACAGCTATCGTTGCTGAAAAACAAAGACTGCGTGATATTACTAACATCACCGCTACAACCTTAGACGAATTACGGGCTTTGAAAGCAGAGGCTTAATATGCCATTAGTCCTTAACGGTACTACAGGTGTACAAGATAACTCAGGGGCTTTTGTTGCTGGTACTGCCGTAGCTTCTACAAGCGGAACAAGCATTGACTTCACTAGCATACCTAGCTGGGTAAAACGGATTACTGTAATGTTTAATGCGGTATCTACAAACGGCTCAAGTATTGTGCAAGTACAAATAGGTTCAGGAAGCGTAACAACTTCAGGATATGCTGGTTCTTCAACTGGATTAGGCGGTGCTACAACAACTAATTTATATACGAGTGGGTTAGTATTATTTACAAATAATGAATCTTCTTCTGCCGTCAGAGTAGGGCAAGCCGTTATAACTCTGGTTTCGGGAAATATTTATTCAATGACTTCAAATATTGGATTAACAAACATAGCAACTATTTGTTTGTCAGCCTCTGCTGTTACATTAGGTGGCGTTTTAGACAGAGTACGAGTAACAACAGTAAACGGCACAGATACATTTGATGCTGGTTCAATCAACATACTTTACGAGTAAATCATGAACAGAATAGAAATGAATGTTATTACTGGTACTCGTCAAGTGATTGAATTGACTGCTGAAGAAGTGGCACAAGCACAAATAATGTACGCTCAATGGGAAGCTGAAAAAGCAGCACAGCCAACCAAAGAAGAACAGATTGCTAAACTGCAAGAGCAGATTGATGCCTTGAAAGCCTAATTATGTCTTTTGAAATCGACCCTGTTAAATACGGCCAGCTTTGGGAGAAGGTTGACCAATTAACTCAAAAAGTAGATAAGTTAGAAGAAGGCATGGAAGAATTGCTTGCTTTAGCCAATAAAGGCAGGGGCGGTTTTTGGGTCGGCATGATGGTTGTTTCAGGCATTAGTTCTATTGTGGGATTTATTGCACATTGGCTGACAGGCAAATAATGTGTCAGATTTGCTCGGGTTGTCTGACGGAGTTAAAGGGCTAAGTAGCGGCTTAGATTCTGCCCGTGAAGCCAGTAAGTCTGTAAGTAAACAGATTGAAAGCATACAAAAAGATGCGGTAGATGTAGCAAAACAGCAAGCGCAAGACCGCATACGAGCAAGACGGGAAGCAGAGTTTAAGAAGGAACGGGCATTAGTTAAGGCATTAGAAGAATGGAAACGCAAGAAACAAATATCAGACGAAGAAGCAGATTTAAAGATTAAGTTTGTAAAGCAGTACGGTGCAAAAGAATGGGATGCGTTACTTAGAATTAAGTTAGACATTGAGAACATGGAACGCAAAAATAACGAAGAATACCAGCACGATTTAAAGGCAGTAAGGCAGGTGCAGTTTTGGTGTTTTATGGCTGCGTTAATAGTAACTTTATGGCTAAAGTTTATTTTAGGAGCGTTTTAAATGTTGGATACTCTGCTTGGAATACTTAAAGGCGTTGCTCCTGTTCTAGCAACTGCTGTTGCTGGCCCTGCTGGGGGTGCGGCAGTCGGTTGGTTAGCATCTAAGCTAGGCATACCCGATGACACAATAGAAGGGGTTACAGCCGCTTTGACTGGTAACCCTGAGATGACCCTCAAACTCAAAGAATTAGACCTAGAATACGCCAAATTAGAGGTTGCAGACCGTGATTCTGCTAGGCAAGCGTATGCCGCTGTAGCTACCTCAGAACACGCTACAAAGCTGGATAAGGTTGTAGTACCTGTTTTAGCTTTAGGTGTCGTAGGACTGGCTTTTACCCTGATTGGGGTCTTAATGTTTGTCAACACCCCCACAGACCAACAGCAGATCATTATTTTTGCTTTAGGGTTTATAACTTCTGCGGCAGGGCAGGTTTTATCGTTTTATTTTGGTTCTAGCCAAGGTTCTAAAGACAAGACCGAAGAAATTAAAGGGATGCTCAAAAAATGAACCTAAGTACCCATTTCACCCTTGAAGAACTGACCCACACGGATCACAGGCAGTTTGACAATACGCCAAACGCCACAGAAATGGCTAACCTTGTGCGCCTAGCTGCGTTTCTTGAAGAAGTCAAAACGGTCATAGGTGGCAAGCCAATCATGGTCAATTCTGCTTTCCGTTGCAAACAAGTAAATGATGCGGTAGGATCAAAGGACACTAGCCAGCATCGGATTGGTTGTGCAGCAGACATTAGAGTACCGAACATGACCCCCGATGAAGTCGTTAAGGCTGTTATTGCATCGGGGATCGGGTATGACCAAATTATTCGAGAATTTGACCGTTGGACACATATTAGTATTCCTAATATTGCTGGGGGTAATCCTCGCAGACAATCTTTAATTATTGATCGTAGCGGTACTAGACCCTACGCCTAAAACACATCCCGTAAATCTACAAATTTCCACATATGCGTGGGTACATCGTAGAAATACTCCTCATTAGCTACTGCCTTATTTGGTACTTCAACTAACGGGCAATCTTTAATCTTGGAAGCCCTAATCCAGTAAGCGTGGGTCAGGTTTCTAGTCACTACATACATGGTGGTACGGGGGTTAGTGAACAGTTTTTCCTTGCGCTGGGCAATGTGGATGGTTTCGTAAGGGCAAAAATCCATGCCCCAGTCCCGCACTTCTATTTCCCCATATCCAATATGTTCCCCGTAACGGCTCAAAACGAGGTCTACAGCGTATTTATCAGGGTTGGGTAAAGCATCGACATGGTGAACCGTTTTAAGCCAGCCAGCGACCGCATTACGAGCAGGTGGGTCACACGCATCATGTAGCCGCTGGTCAAATTGCTTGTACTTCATTTCACGCTGTTAAATGGATAGCCACGAAAAAAAAAATTGACATGGCTAAACCCAGCAAAGCACCTAAAATAAATTCTTTCATGCGTCATTCCTCGATACATAAGCTTCTTGAACGCTTTCCTCAAATTTGGCCCAGCCGCCTAGTCCATAAATCATCTCAAGTACGCTGGTTTCGGTATCGGCTATGCAGACATCTTCAATGTCAATGCCACCGACATGGCCCACCGTTGGATCATCCTCATCAACGCTGCCGTACACATCAAGGTATGTGTCACCACAATACAAAGAAACTACATAATTATTTAATTTAGCCATTTTTCTATTCCTTTTCTATATCACTCCCCAATGGAGTACAGTAATTATATATTAAGATTGCTTAACTTAAAAGCATTATTTTGCATAAAAACAACAGGGCAGTATTTGGCAGTTACTAGCAATGGGCAAGAAAGCCGCAAAACTACCCAATTACTGCATCCTACTATGGCGGCTTAACGCCCTAAGAATAGTTGGGGTACTCACAGCCCTTTATGTGAAGCGTACCTGCTTTCCCCCGTTCCCGTGAAGGAACTACCATTATATTCCGTTCTTGATTTGGTAAACACGCAGTAGATGTTGGAAGCATTCCCAGCTATTTTGTAGCTTTTGTTCCTCAATCTCAATGAGTTTGACCTGATTGGTCGTGCCATTTACAAAAACAATAGCGCACCTTGCTGCTGGAACGCCTAGGCCCTCACGGTAAGCCGCCAATTGCATCTCATGCTCAAAGTAAACATCAACTTTGTCTAGGTTCGTGTCTTTAGTCTTGAAATCGACTATAAAACCATCACCCTTGCCATTGACTGGTTTAGCCATCAGGTCGCATTTACCGCCAAACCCTAGCGGATGCCCAAACGACTTCTCAGAAAGCCACAACTGGCTTCCAAACGCATCTGCCAAGGCTTTATCAATCGCATCTAAATACGGTGGTTTTTCAGGCATATAAACTTGGTCAAAATAAGCCTCAATTACCGCATGAATAGCCGTACCCCGTTCCGCAGCCTCACGGCCCGTAGCTTTGGAATCCTGCATTACCCGTGATAACCACTCACTTTCAGGTTCGTCAGGCAGTCTAGGCAGCGTTAAAGCCGCTAAAAGGACTTGTTGCTGTTTCCATGTATCAAGCCCTGCTTTCGATAGCATTCCGTTAATTGTTGTAACACTTGGCAAAAGTCCGAGTTTCCGTGCGTCACGAAGCGTGGTTGCCCGTTCACCAGTCTTGCCGATGGTTGTATAGGCTGGAGTGCCGTCTTTGGTGTACCAATGACCATTTTCTGTCACCTTTTCTTTAACTATCATGTCGGCCTCAGAATGGAATATCGTCAGGCATTGGATTTTCATTTACAGCAGGCTTGGCAGCTTCACGCTGTTTCTGACCCCGCCATTCGCTACTTTCTGCTATTTTTTCCTTGTAATACTTTGGCAGCGCATCGTATTCATCCTGCCTAAATTCTTGCAACCAAAACATTTTTGTAGGATTGATGCCTTCGGGTTGTGCGCTACGCAGGGCAGACGGTACTGGACTAATGCCGCTAATGTTGGCGTATTTGCCATCTTCCGAGTGCGTGATATTAACCATGCAGAACTTTCCTAGCAAGCCTTTAAGGTCAAAGTTTTTGCGGTCCTCGGCAGTCATTTTTTTACCTGACCATGCCTCTAAATCTTGGCGTAATCTAG